AATAGAAACAATACTCTGTTTATAACTAAAAACAATACAAGTAATACTGTATATATCACTAAACCAAACATAAGTAATACTGTATATATTACCAAGCAAGACACAAGTAACACTGTATATATTACAGCATAAGGATAAGATATGTCATATAAATGGCCTGATAAGGATAAAGATGAAATTGTAGATTACAGTGTAGATTGGTCTCGTTTCTTAGGTGAAGACACTATTTCTGCTACCGCTTGGTATATCAAGGATGCAGCAGGTGTCAATACGTTAGTAGAAAATTCTGGTGTTGTTAATGGACTACAGTTTGTTACTGGTACAATATCTGGTAAGGTATCTACTGCTAGGTTTTCTTTAGGTACAAACAATGTAAGATATACAATCATGTGTAGAATTACAACAGGTGCAGGTTTACAATATGAGCGTAGCATCTTCTTGCGTGTGAAGGAGAAATAGAAATGGCGTATAATTATATTGGCCTAGTTAATAATATCAATCGTAGACTTAATGAGGTGGAACTTACAACAGCCAACTTCTCTACTACTACAGGTTTTTACAGCTTCGCTAAAGATTCTGTTAATGCATCTATCAGACACATAAACCAAGAAGAGTTCGAGTGGCCTTGGAATCATGTAGAAGAAACAGAAGTACTTGTTGTAGGCGAAGTTCGCTATAGTATGCCTCATGATAGTAAGACTATTAATATGAACACTTTTCGCATTAAACGTAATGCTGGTTTAAATGTAAAAACTATTAAGTTAAAAGTGCTTACATACGAAGAATGGCTTGACAAACACGCTGATTCTGAGTATAACTCTGAAACAAGTGCTTTTGGTACACCTACTCACATTGTACGCACCCCTAGCAGAGAATTAATCTTTTACCCAGCGCCTGATAAAGAGTATGAAGTAGTATATGAATATTTTCGTTTAGGGTTTGAGTTGGAAAGCCCGACAGATATACCTAGTCTACCAGAACAGTATCAACATACAATAATAGATGGTGCTATGTATTATGTTTACCAGTTTAGAGGTGACAATCAAGCAGCACAACTAGCATTACAAAAGTTTGAACAGGGTATTAAACAACTACGTAGTTTACATATCAATCGCACAGAATATTTACGAGATACAAGAGTACATTTCTAATGGCTACACAGTGGCAAACATTTCCTATAGAGTTTAAAGGCGGTCTCGTCTCTAACCTTAGTCCCTTACAGCATGGTACTAATGCCGTAGGTTCTGCTACTATTTTACAAAACTTTGAAGCTACTAAAGAAGGTGGTTACTCTAAGATAAAAGGCTATGAGAAATACAGTACTACAACTGTTCCTGGTACAGGATCTATCTTAGCTTTAAAAGTTATAAGCTCTGGAAGAATTGTAGTTGCCAGAAAGAATGCTAGTAATGTAACAGAATACTATTATGGTACAGGTACTACATGGACTTCTATGGGTGCTAGACCTCTATTAGGTAGTAAAACCCGTAGTGCTTTGTATAATCTAAATGGCGACGATAAAGTTTTATTTGTTGATGGTGTTAACTACCCTGCTACTTATAACACTTCTGGTAATTCTCTTACAGCAATAGCTAGTAGTACAGATGTTCTAGGTGCTTCACATGTAGCAGTATTTAAAGATACAGCATTTTATGCAAAAGGTAATAATGTATTTTTTACTGCGCCCTTTACTGTTGATAACTTCAGTGCTGCTGATGGTGCTGGTTCTATTAATGTATCTTCTGATGTAACAGGTTTAACTGTATTCCGTGATCAGCTTATCATATTCACTTCTGATAGTATTAAACGTTTAACTGGTAATACAACAGCTGATTTTCAGGTAGCACCTATCGCAAGTAAAATGGGTTGTATAAACGGAGATACTATACAAGAGGTTGGTGGTGATATTATATACCTAGCAGCTGACGGTATTAGATTACTAAGTGCTACTGATCGTATTGGTGACTTTGGATTAGACATTGCATCTGATCCTATTTCTAGAGATGCTACTAAATTTCTAGCTAGTACTTCTAATTTTACATCTGTTATTTTACGTGAGAAAGCTCAGTACAGAATCTTTGCATTTATTGAGTCTGAACAAAATGAAGTTGCTAAAGGTTTGATTGCTACTAAGCTTATAGCTCAGGGTGCTTCTGGTATAAGTTGGTCTACTACATTTGGTATAAAAGCTCATATAGCTGACAGTCGATATTCAGGTACAGCAGAGACTATTGCTTTTGCTAATGGAGATGGTTACGTATATATTATGGATACAGGCTCTAGCTTTGATGGTGCTAACATTGATGGTTTGTATGAATCTCCCTTCATGCCACTCTCTGATCCACAACTACGGAAATCCTTTTATAAAATTACTCTATATGCTAAACCTACAGGTCCTATGGATCTAGGGTTAAATATAAAATATGACTTTGATACTAAGACCAGCACGTCTGTTATACAACCTCCTACACAGAGAATAGAAAGTACAGGTACAGCAGTATTTCTCTATGGCTCTTCAGAGTCAGTGTTTAATACAGCTACCTTTGGTGGTGAACTTGACGTAGTATATAATACTAATCTTGTAGGGTCAGGTAAGACTATAGCACTACGTGTAGAGGATAACTCTACTAATCCCACATTCACTCTAGACACAGCCCTGCTAGAGTATAGACAAAACGATAGACAGTAAGGACTAAATTATGGCAGGTTATACACGTCAAGACACTGGTAACAACATTGCTAACGGAAACGTTATTGATGCTGACGACTTTGATGCAGAGTACAATGCTCTTGAAGCAGGGTTCAACGCATCGTCAGGACATAAACACGATGGTACTTCTGGTGAAGGTGCACCTATTACTAAGGTAGGACCAGCGCAAGATGTAGTTGTTTCATCTTCAAATGTTGTACCTAAGACAACGAATACTTTAGATGTAGGATCTACAGGAGCTAGGTTTAAAGACGGGTTCTTTTCTGGTGGCCTTAGTATTGCTACTATTACAGCTACTGGAAATGTATCTGTAGGTGGTAATCTTAATGTTACAGGTAATACTACAATCTCTGGTAATCTTACTTTCGGTGATGCAGCTACAGATACCATAGACTTTCAAGCTGATGTAAATAGTAACATAGTACCAGAAATAACAGGAAACTTTAGCTTAGGTACTTCTACACAACAATGGCAAAACCTGTGGTTAGACGGTACTGCAAATGTTGATACTCTTACAGTAGATGAGAACGCTACAGTAGCAGGTACGCTAGGTGTAACAGGTGTTACAACATCAGTTAGTGGATTTGTAGGTAATGTTACTGGTAACTTAACAGGCGCTGTTACTGGGGATGTTACTGGTAACTTAACAGGCGATGTAACAGGAGATGTTACAGGTTCTTTAACAGGTGATGTTGCTGGTAATACTATTGGTAATTTAACAGGTAATGTAACTGGTGATGTGACAGGAGATTTAACAGGTGACGTAACGGGTGACGTTACAGGTAATTTAACAGGCAATGTAACAGGTAATGTAACTGGCAATGTTACAGGTGGAGTTACTGGTAATGTAACAGGAAACCTAACAGGCAATGTAACAGGCAACCTGACAGGTGATGTTACTGGAGACGTTACAGGAGACCTGACAGGTGGAGTTACTGGTAATGTAACAGGTAATGTGACAGGTAACGTAACAGGAAACCTAACAGGTAACGTAACAGGAGATGTTACTGGGGATGTTACAGGTGCTCTAACAGGTAATGCATCAACAGCAACGGCCTTAGCTACTTCTCGTACTATAGGTTTATCAGGCGATGTAACAGGGTCTGTTTCATTCGACGGTACAAACAGCGTCACTATAGCAGCTACGATTGCAGATGATAGTCACAATCATACTATTGCTAATGTAGATGGCTTACAAACAGAAATAGATACTAAAGCAGAACTAGCTGGTTCTTCATCTCAGGCTTTCTCTGCTTCCACTCTTAACGCTACTACTGTAGACTTAGGTGACTGGACCATAACAGAGAGTTCTGGTACTTTGTACTTTGCTACTAGTGGTACAAATAAGATGAAGTTAGATGCAAGTGGTAACATTACTGTAGCAGGTAACGTAACGGCGTTTGGCACTATCTAATGGCTAGTATTAACTTAACACCAGATGAATTAGAATCTATGCTAGATCGTGCAGCTAAGCGTGGCGCTAAGCAAGCTCTAACGTCTATCGGATTACATGATAAGTCAGCCGCTAAAGATATAAACGAGATGAGAGATCTACTTGACGTATGGCGTGATACACGTAGAGGTATTTGGTCTACAGTAGTCAAGGTAACAACAATCGCTATTTTAACATTCATCGCTGGTGCGGTGTGGATGCAGTTGGGAAATAAATAACATGGCAAAAAAGTTTGTAGGGTTTAAGCCTGAAACATTAAAAAATAAGGTTTTACCAGCGCTGGGATATAATGGCCCTACGGATCAAAAATCTATTAACCTCTTTCTATCAGCTAATCCTGCAGCGGCGGCTAGGATGGGTAAGTTTACCTTAGCGGCTAGGCGTACCATAGAAGGTGACCCTGTTAAGATGATGGCTGAGGGTGGGTCTGCTACAGACGAAGAAGAAACCACTACAGATGAAGGCACAGTCGTTAATAGTGGTGCAAGTACTATGACTTCTGCTATAACAACTGACCCTCGTAAGCTAACTATTAAAGCTGATACAGTAGCAGACAAAGGTACAGGTACAGAGATTGCTACAGGTACAGGTCAACTAGGTGGTGCTACTACAGCTACAAATGTAACAGCTGAACAAGCACCAGAAGCAGTAGCTTCACCAACTACACCAGTATCTACTGTAGATTCAACGATGGCAGCTCCAGCTGTAGATAAAGCACTTGCAGGTGTTACTGCAGCTACAGGTACTGTAAGCGACGAAGCTACTATGACAGCGGCTACAGGAGATCCTACTAAGTTAGCTCAACTAGATCTAAAGGCGGCAGAAGGTGAAGCGGCTAAAGTAGAAGACGCTCCTACTCGTGTACTTGAGACAGGCGAAACTATTGATGGTTCTTCTGTAGATCAACAGAAAGTACAAGACATATACGGTACAGAGAAGCTAGAAGCGGCTAGTGTACAGGACGAGATGTCTTCCCTAATGGCAGACTTTGAAGGTGGTTCTACACCAGCGTGGGCTGCAGGAGCTATGAGAGGTGCTACAGCAAGGATGGCAGCTAGAGGTTTATCTGCTTCATCTATGGCTGGTATGGCTATTGTACAAGCGGCTATGGAATCTGCGTTACCTATAGCACAGATGGATGCCTCTAACAAACAAGAGGTTGCTATGGAGTCGGCACGTCAACGCGCTGGTTTCCTCAACATGGAATTTACTCAAGACTTCCAAGCTAAGGTTCAGAACGCGGCTAGGGTATCTGAAATAGCTAACATGAACTTTACAGCACAACAGCAGGTAGCTCTTGAGAATGCTAAGATGGCTCAGACTATGAACTTAGCTAATCTAAGTAATCGTCAAGCTAAAGTAATGGCAGATGCAGCGGCTATGTCTCAGATGGATATGGCTAATCTAAACAATAGACAACAAGCACAGTTACAGAATGCTCAGGCTTTCTTACAGATGGACATGACTAACCTGAGCAACGAACAACAAACAAACATGTTCAAAGCACAAGAGAGAGTTAATTCTATTCTATCTGATACAGCCCAAGAGAATGCGGCTAAGCAGTTTAACGCTACGTCTGAGAATCAAACTAACCAATTCTTTGCTACACTTGCTACGCAGGTATCACAGTTTAACTCTGAGCAAAAGAATGCTATGTCTCGTTTCAACGCTGGTGAAGCTAATGCTTTATCTAGGTTTAACGCAGATCAAGAGAATGCACGTGACCAATTTAACGCTACTAACCATCTAGTTGTAGCACAGGCTAACGCTCAGTGGGCGCAGTCTATAACAACAGCTGAAAACGCAGCTGACAACCAAGCCAATCGTGACGCGGCTCTTGCCGCTAATAACTTAACTATGACTGCATACAACAATATGGTTCAACGTGAACGTGACGTTCTTGCTTGGGCTTGGCAGTCAGGTGAGAACGCAGCTCAAAGGGATGCTAACATTGCCATTGCTAAGATTCAAGCTGAGGCATCTGCTTCTGCTGGGGGCGACACTGACTCTAGTGGCCTATCAGCGGCATCAGGAAAGTTCCTTGGAGAGATTGCCACTAACGCAGCAAAACTATTATTCGGAAAGTTATAATATGCCAGAACCAGGTTATGATCCAAACGCTGTATCGAGCTTCTACAATCCCAGTAGCACTCCACGTCCTAAGCTGAGACCCTCAGGTCTAGGCTCACGTCCTAGTACAGCAGATAACAAAGGTAGTTCTGCAGTATTCTCTGCACCAAAGCCTGTGTATTCTAGTAATGACAACGATAACAAGTCAGATAAAAGATTAACACCAGCGTCTGCTTTATATAGTGCTACTGCTAGTTCTTTAGCTGAGTCTGGTGCTAGATTATCAGCGAATAAAGAAACAAGAATATCACCTATGAATTTGTATGATCAGAAGAACATGCAAGAGATGAAGACCGAGCTTGAAGATTACTTGCGTGGTGTTGTTGTTGAAGACGGTGTAGCTGCTGATATGGCTCGTATGGCTGTACCAGAAGTTTATACAGGTGAAGTGAATGATGTAGAGGTTAAGTCTGGAGACACACTAACAGCTATAGCTAAGGATAAAGGTGTATCTTTAAAAGAGTTGATAGA